TTTAAAAGGAGGAAAACATGGCAGACACAGTATTAAATACAACAGTATTTGATGGAGCTAAAAAACTAATCACACACTACAATGTAGTTTCTGATTCTTCAGGAGGCACGACTAAAATAGTTGATGTTTCTGAGTTGACTACAAATCCTGCAACAGGAGCAGCTTGTTCTAAAGTTAGACTTATAAAAGTAAATTTTAATGTTTCTGTAACAGCACCCGTTGACGCAATCAGAATGTTATGGGACGCCGATACAGACGTAGTGTTTCAAACTTTAGCAGGCGAAATGGAATATGATTACTCATCTTTTGGTGGATTAAAAAATACCGATGCAACTGGAGTAACAGGAGATGTTAATGTAACATTACCAGCTTGTTCAAATGGAGATTCAGCTACAATTGTTTGTGAGTGGTTAAAAATATACTAGGGGACTAAATGGCTAATACTACCTCTGGAACAGCAACGTTCGATAAAACTTTTGCTATTGATGAAATAGTAGAGGAGGCTTTTGAACGTATTGGATTACAAAACGTTGCAGGTTATCAACTAAAATCTGCAAGAAGATCTTTAAATATATTATTTCAAGAATGGGGTAATAGAGGTATTCACTATTGGGAAATAGGAGACACTAATTTAGATTTGATTGAAGGGCAATCAGACTATGATTTTTTTAGATCTAGTGATGATGGAACTTCTGCAACCACAACTGCACCTGCAAGTGTGTTTGGTGTTTCGGATGTCCTTGAAGCACAATTAAGATCTAATAGAACTCAAACAACACAATCAGATTCACCAATGACTAAAGTAGATAGATCTACTTACGCAGGTTTTTCTAACAAACTTTCTAAAGGTACACCCAATCAATATTGGGTAGAAAGATTTATTGATAAAGTTAGAATACATATCTATCCAACACCAGATTCTACGAGTGCATCTAAAGATATGCACTTTTATTTTATAAAAAGAATTCAAGATGTTGGAGATTATACAAATGCAACAGACGTACCATTTAGATTTGTGCCTTGCATGGTATCTGGTTTAGCATTTTATTTAGCTCAAAAATATCAACCACAAATGGTTCAACCTATGAAGTTGTACTATGAAGATGAATTTGCTAGAGCATTGGCAGAAGATGGATCTGCATCTAGCACATACATTACACCAAAAGCTTATTACCCAGGATCATAATGACAAAAACAGTTAAAGTAGGTGATTATGGTGATATGAAACCAAGTGAGTTTAAAAAAAACATAAATCAATACACCACAAATAATTTAGAATCTATAATAAATAATTCAGATGAAGCGATTAGAGAAATAGCTTTAGATGAATTAACAAGAAGAAAAAATGAAAAGAAAAAAGGTGGTTTAATAGATAAACCTTTAGGACCCGGTGGTAAGAAGAAAAAGAAAAAAGGTAAAAAATAATGGCAAAGTACGCAACAGGTAAATACGCAAAAGCAATATCTGACAGATCAGGTATGGAATTTCCATACAAAGAAATGGTTAGAGAATGGAATGGTGCCTTTGTTCATGTTTCAGAGTTCGAACCCAAGCAACCACAATTAGAACCAAAACCAATGAATGGTGATTCTATATCACTAAGACACGTAAGACCCGGTAGAACAGAACCTGCAGTTGCTGCTATGTTAGGTAATAATCCTTTTTCAATAACTGCATCATCACAAACAATTACAGTTACAGAACCTAATCACGGTAGATCAACAAGTGATACTGTAAGATTTAGAAACGTAGAGGGTAGCCCTGGTGGAGTGGCATTTACAACTTATGAAAACTCTAGTGGTTTTAGTATAACTGTAACTACAACAGATAAGTATACATTTACATTAGGTTCAACACCTAGTATAACAGAGGAATCAGGAGGACCAACTGTGTCTGCAGGACCAGTTACAATAACACCATGATAAAAAAATTAAAAAATTTTATTTGTAAAATATTTGGTATCAAACAATGTGCTTGTCCAGAACAAGACGAACATCTTGAGTTGTACGAAGAAGTTACAAGTCGTAAACAAGATAAAGTAAATAGAAAACATAAAAAAGGACTAGAGTAATGGCTGGACTAAGTTATAGTGGATTAGTTACACAAATTAGAAATTATACTGAAACAGACTCTAATGTTTTAACTACAGATATATTAGAAAATATTATTTTAAATGCTCAATATAGAATTATGAGAGATATTCCAATTGATGCTGATAAACTACAAAAATTAGGAAACTTTGTTGCTGGACAAGAAAGCATTAATGTGCCTGGTGGAGCTTTATTTGTACGAGGAGTACAAGTTTATGACACGGCTGGATCAGAAATTACTGGAGCTAATAGATGGTTAGAAAAAAAAGACTATACTTATTTACAAGAGTATCAAGATATAACAGGAACATCAGCGGCTCAAGGACAACCTAAATACTATGCTATGTATGGAGGAGCCACAGGAGATGGTGACACTAATTCTGGGCGTATTATTGTAGCCCCAGTTCCAAATACTACATATAGATTTAGACTTCATTACAATAAAATGCCAAGCACTTTGGCTTCAGATAATACAACTAATTATATTAGCCTTAATTTTCCAAATGGGCTATTATATTGCTGTCTATCAGAGACGTATGGTTTTTTAAAAGGCCCGATAGATATGTTGACATTATACGAAAATAAATATAAACAAGAGGTACAAAAGTTTGCTAACGAGCAGGTTGGTAGAAGACGAAGAGATGATTATACCGATGGCGTAGTTAGAATACCGATAAGATCGGCAAACCCGTAGGAGATTAATATATGGCAATAACATCTGCAATATGCACAAGTTTTAAAGTAGAACTTTTAAAAGGAGTTCACAATTTTACAGCTACAACTGGAAACACATTTAAAATAGCTTTATACACTAGCTCTGCAACATTGGGAGCAAGCACAACTGCTTACTCAACATCAAACGAAATTACTAATTCATCTGGAACAGCTTACACCGCAGCAGGTGCAACTCTTACAAGTGTGACTCCAACAAGTGATGGAACCACAGCACTTTGTGATTTTTCGGACGTAAGTTATACTTCAGCATCTTTTACAGCTAATGGTGCATTAATATACAATGACTCAGCATCGGGTGATCCCGCTGTTGCTGCTATTGCTTTTGGTGCAGATAAAACTGTGACTAGTGGAACTTTCACTATTCAATTTCCAACAGCCGACGCAACTAACGCGATCATAAGATTAGCATAAGGAGGTCCTCCTTATGTCAACTACCTGGGGACAAAATTCTTGGGGCGATAATTCATGGAATTCTAATGAAGTAACCGTTGCCATAACTTCGCCCGGAGCAATAGCTGCTTTAGGAACACCACAATCTTTTAATGTTGAAGGATGGGGCAGACAACAATGGAGTAATTCTGGTTGGGGTGTAGAGTACTCAGTTAAACCAACTGGTATTTCTTCTACATCTGCTGTTGGTTCAGTTACAGCTACTCAGATAATTACAGTTGAATTAGAGGGAGTATCTTCTAACGTCAACGCAACTTTTCCAACTGTCGATGCAGAAACTATTGCGTCTGTTACAGGTCTTGCAATTACATCTTCTATAGGAGATTTAGAGACATCAAACTTTCAAGGTTGGGGTAGACAAGAATGGGGTATATCTGGTTGGAACGTAGAATACACAGTTGAACCAACTGGTTTAGAAATTGCTTCATCTTTAGGAAGTGTAGATGCACAAGGTATTCAAACTGCAGAAATATCTGGTTTAGAAATAACATCTTCTGTTGGAGAAATTTCTCCTGCCGATGTTATGGGAGTGACTGGACAATCAATAACATCCGCTATAGGCGATCTTTCTAACTCTGGAACTTTAGTTGGTTGGGGTAGAAATGGTTGGGGAGAGGAACCTTGGGATGCCTCTTTCAATGTTTTAATGCAGTTAAGTGGAGTTCAGGCTGAGGCAAGTGTTGGTTCTTTATCCGCTGCCGATGTAATGGGATTAACAGGAGTTTCTTCAACAGCTAGTGTAGGATCAATAGCACCTGCTGATGTCATGGGGATAACTGGAGTTGAAGCTGAAGCAAGTGTTGGCTCTATTACACCAGCTGATGTGATTGGGCTTACAGGAATTTCATCAACATCCGCCGTAGGTTCATTAACTGTTGCTGATCAAGTTGTCGGATTAACAGGTCAATCTTCAACTTTAAGCACTGGATCTTTATCAATAAATACAAATCCCGTTGTCTCTCCAACAGGAATATCTTCAACAGTGTCTGTTGGTTCTATAACTCCTGCAGATGTTATGGGAGTTAGTGGTGTTTCTGCAACAGCATCCATAGGCACAGTAACCGTTGCAGATTTAGTTCTTGGTATAACAGGAGTATCTACAACTACACGTTTAGGATTAGTGACAACAATACCTATTTACGGGGATGTTGACACTGGTTCAAATTCCTCGTATAACAACGTTGCAACAGGATCAAATAGTAGTTATTCTTCTGTTGCAACTGGATCAAATACGAGTTATAGTGACGTCGCATAGGAGATAAAATATGGCATCAACATACACACCTCTTGGTGTTGAACTTCAAGCAACTGGTGAAAACGCTGGTACATGGGGAACAAAAACAAATACTAATTTAAGTATCATAGAACAAATTTCTGGTGGATACATTGCTAAATCAATAGCAGGTGGAGCCCAAACAACTGCGTTGGCAGTTTCTGATGGATCAACTGGTGCGGAGCTTGCACACAGAATGATTGAGTTTACTGGTACTATAACAGGAAACCAAATAGTAACAATTCCACTTGATGTTCAAACTTTTTATTTTTTAAGAAATTCAACATCTGGTTCACATACAGTTCAATTTAAATATGCTTCAGGTTCAGGAGATAGTTTTACTTTTGCAGCAGGAGACAAAGGTGATGCTCTTGTATTTGCTACTGCAAACGATGGAACTAATCCAGATATAGATACTTTACCATCTGGTGATGTTACACTTACAGGAACACAAACTTTAACAAACAAAACTTTAACTTCACCTAAAATTGGCACATCAATTTTAGACACTAATGGAAACCAACTTGCACTTTTAACGGCTACAAGTTCTGCAGTAAATGAATTTACAATTGCAAACGCAGCGACCAGTGCGGGACCAACGTTATCATCAACAGGAGATGACTCAAATATTGATATAAACATTACACCAAAAGGAACTGGAGATGTAGTTCTTGCTGGTGACACAGTAAAAGTTGGAGACTCTGGAGCAGCTGCTACATTGACTTCAAACGGTGCTGGAGCACTTACAGTTACAACAGGTGGTGCAGCAGATCTTGTTTTAAGCACAAACTCTGGAACCGACTCTGGAACCATAACAATTACAGATGCGGCTAACGGAAATATATCACTTGTACCTAATGGAACAGGAGATGTCGTTCTTTCAGCAGATACAGTAACAGTTGGAGATGATGGAGCAGCCGCTGTTTTAACATCACAGGGAGCAGGAACACTTACAGTAACTACAGGTGGAGCAGCTGATCTTATTCTAAGTACAAATTCTGGGACTAATTCAGGAACTATAACAATCACAGACGCAGCAAATGGAGATATAACTATTTCTCCAAATGGAACTGGAGTTGCAAAAGCAGTAGATGCTGCTGATGCTACTGGTGCAATTAAAATTGCAGGAAAAGAAACTATATGGGTTCCCGCAGTTGCTATGTATCCTAACACTACAAACGGTTGTGCAGATTTAGCACAAACAGAATTAGGAAATGGTCCTGAACTTAAAACATTAGATTTTGATAAAGATTCAGATGAGTTTGCACAATTTGCTGTTGCTTTTCCTAAATCATGGAACGAAGGCACAGTAACTTTTCAAGCGTTTTTTACAGCAAACTCAACAAACACTGGAACAACATCATGGGCTTTACAAGGAGTTGCTTTAGCTGATGACGGAAGTCTTAACACTGCATTTGGAACTGCAGTTGCACCAACAGCAAAAGCGATGAGTGGAACAGCAAATGATTTAGCGGTTACAGCAGAAAGTGGAGCAGTCACTATTGCAGGTTCACCTAGTACAGATGAATATGTATTTTTTCAAATTTCAAGAGACGTGTCAGCGGATGATTTAACAGCCGATGCAAAATTACTTGGTATTAAATTATTCTTTACAACTGACGCCGCTAACGACGGATAAGAGGTATAGTAAATGAGAAAGTTCTTTGAAACATCCGAAACATTCGGAATAGAAAAAGGTAAAGGCAGCAAGAAAAGATCTGAAAAAGGTAAGTCTTTTGGATATCAAGTCTTAGGTTTTGGTTCTGGAGGTGCAGCCCCACCTAAATTTGTTGTTGCCACAGGAGGATCTGTTTCCACTTGTGGAAATTTTAAAGTTCATCAATTTACTTCAAGCGGAACATTTGAAATAACTTGTGCTGGAGATTGTAAAGGATCAGAAAGTTTTGATTATATGGTAATAGCAGGAGGCGGCGGAGCTGGCGGAGATGCTGGCGGTGGCGGCGGAGCGGGAGGATTTAGAGGTTCTTCTGGAGCTGCATCTGGATGTTTTACAACTGGATGTACACCAAGAACTGGACCTGTTTCTGCGATAACTGCTTCTGTAGCATCCTTTCCAATTACAGTTGGTGCAGGTGGAGGCCCAGGTGGCGGAAACTGCGGTAACGGACAAAGTGGAGGAACAGGATCTAATTCAGTTGCATTTCCCATAACATCAAATGGTGGTGGAGGTGGAGGATCGCATCCATCTGGAGGTGGAGCAACACCTGGCGGAAACGGCGGAGGACAAGGTAGACCCAACTCACCAGGAGGAAAAAGTGCGGCACCAGGAAACAACCCACCAACAAGTCCACCCCAAGGTGTACCAGGAAGTAGCGTAACAGGCGGCGGAGTTACAGGTAATCCAGGAGGAACAACCTCAAACATAACTTTTAGTAACGTAACAAGAACCACAGGAGGAACTAGATTTCAAAGTGGAGCATCTGGTACAGCAAACCGAGGAAACGGTGGAGGTGGAGGAGACAATACCGCTGGAGATGCTGGCGGAGGCGGAGGCTCTGGAATAGTAATTATAAGATATAAGTTTCAATAATATGGCACACTTTGCAAAAATAAATGAAAATAATGAAGTTACAGCTGTTGTGGTTGTTGCCGATGAGGATTGTCATAATTCAGATGGAGTTGAAACTGAATCAGTAGGACAAACTTTTTTAGAAAACAATAATAATTGGCCAGCTCAATTATGGATTAAAACTTCTTACAACACGTATCTTAATCAACATAAATTAGGGGGCACACCCTTTAGAGGAAACTATGCAAATGTTGGATACACTTGGGATGCTACAAATAATATATTTATACGGCCTAGACCTTACGCGTCATGGACTGTAAACACATCTATTGCAGATTGGGAATCACCCGCAGGTCCATGTCCACAAGCTACCCAAGAACAATGGGAAGCAGGTCAATATTACGATTGGAATGAAGCCACACAAGCTTGGGAATTATTGACTGAATAAGTTTTAAGTGGTATAAACCACAAAAAGACATAATGAAAAAGAAAGTATTATCAGAGTTAGCTCTATATCATGGAGATATTATTATGCCTCCTGGTTGGGAAATAGACTATAAAAAAATAGCGTCGGATATTTTTACCGCAAATATTTATGATAAAGAAGAGGTTGCTTTTTCAAAAGATTTAGAAAGACTTGATAAATATGTATATGAAACTTTTCAAGTAAGGGGTCATGGACGTTTGTCCAAAAGTAAACCTTTTAAATATCACATACTTTTACCCAATGAAAGTTCTGAAATTATATTAAAAGCAGATATGAATGACAGTGGTGTATCTTCTGATTTTGTTTGTTTATGCGCCGTAACTGTAGCACCAGATTCAACCAACATAGTATTAAATTATAACAATAACAGACTAAGAGATAGAACAGAAAGACTACAGTTAATGCAAAATGAATACATAATGTTTCCAACAACTCAAACATTTTATTTTTCTAAAAATACATCGCAACAAATAAACATTTTTTTGGAGCAAGAATATGTACTTGCGTAAAAATGTTTTATCAAAAAAATTTTTTAAAGAACAAATATATGATTTTTTTACAAGCCCTTATTTTCCATGGTATTTTAATCCACATATAAATAATGAAGGAGATGCTCATTTTCAATTTGTTTATACATTTATCAGAGATTCAAAACCAAACTGTGAAGAACATATGCTTAAACAAATAAAACCTATAACGGATCTTTTAAAAGCTAAAAAAATTTTTAGAATAAAAGCTAACTTAACTACAAAAGATTATCAAAATACTCTTCATGGTTTTCATAAAGACGATGTAAAAGGATCAGATAAAACAGCTTTGTTTTATATAAATACAAACAACGGTTTCACTAAATTTAAAACAGGTGAGGAGATAAAAAGCGAAGCAAACAGCCTTTTAACATTTGATGCAGAATTATATCACAGCAGTGTTTCTTGCACTGATGAAAAATGTAGATTGGTTATAAATTTTAATTACACATAATGAATTTACAAAATTATTACTACTATTTTGAAAAAGCATTACCACTTAAATTTTGTGATGATCTTATAAAATATGGATTATCTAAAAATGATAAATTAGCTTTAACGGGAGAGTTTGAAAAAGAAACTTTATCTAATAAAGAAGTTAAGGATTTAAAAAAGAAAAGAGATTCTAATGTAGTTTGGTTAGAAGAACCTTGGATATATAGACAAATACTACCTTATGTAAGAGAAGCAAATAAACAAGCAGGTTGGAACTTTGAGTTTGAACAAAGTGAACCTACTCAATTTACAAAATATAAATTAAATCAATATTATGATTGGCATTGCGATAGTTTTGATAAGCCTGGAGAAGATGGTACAATTAGAAAACTATCTGTAACATGTCAACTATCTGATGGATCTGAGTATGAGGGAGGAGAGTTTCAAGTTGACTTTAGAAATTATGATCCTAATAAAAGAAAAAATACAAATGAGATTACTGTAAAAGAAATATATGCAAAAGGATCTATAATAGTATTTCCTTCTTTTGTTTGGCACAGAGTAAAACCTGTATTAAAAGGAACTAGATACTCTTTAGTAATATGGAACAGAGGGAGGCCATTTAAATAACATGTTAGAATTTTTTAAGACACCAACTTTAGTAGAAAGCAAACCAGAGTTTGTAAAACATTTAAATAAAGCTTCTAATAAATATATTAACGAAGCACGTAAAAAAGAAAAAGAATATATAAAAAAATATGACGACTTTGGTAAAAGTTATCATTCTACAGCGTTGACTAGAGATGAAGATTTTGCACCTTTTAGAGATTATGTAGGACAAAAGTCTTGGCAATTTTTAAATAACATGGGTTATGATATGAGTTTGTATACAACAATATTTACTGAGATGTGGGTTCAAGAGTTTGCTAAAAAAGGAGGTGGCCATCATGCTGCGCATGTTCATTGGAATCAACATATTTCAGGTTTTTATTTTTTAAAATGTTCTGAGAATACATCTTATCCTATATTTCATGATCCTAGAAATGGTGCTAGAATGACTAAATTAAAATTAAAGCCACAATTAAATGAGTCAATTGAATATGGTTCTGAACATGTAAGATTTAAAGTTGAACCAGGCATGTTAATAATTTTTCCCGGATATGTAGAGCATGAGTTTGTAGTAGATCAAGGAATAGACCCATTTAGATTTGTGCATTTTAATATACAAGCAATACCTAAAGAGGTTTGTAAATTCTGATGAGTTTTAAAAAAAACAAATATGTGGTAATTAAAAAAGCTATATCAAAAGACTTAGCTAATTTTTTATACAATTATATAACTACTAAAAAAATAGTTGCTAATACTTTAATTAAAAATAAATATATATCTCCATATGATGAAATGTTTGGAACATGGCACGACAAACAAGTTAAAGGCACTTACTCTCATTACGCTGATGTTGCCATGGAGACTTTACTACTAAGGCTACATCCTTTGATGGAAAAAGAACTTAATGCAAAGCTAATACCTTGCTATAGTTATACACGAGTATATAAAACAGGAGATATTTTAGAAAGACATGTAGACAGGGAAGCATGTGAAATATCTACAACCATGTTTTTAGGTGGACATCCGTGGCCTATTTATCTTAAAAATAAAAAATATATTGAGGTCAATTTAAAACCAGGAGACATGTTGGTTTATAAAGGCTGTGATTTAGAGCACTGGCGAGACGAGTTTGAAGGAGAAGAGTGTGCTCAGGTGTTTCTACATTATAATCGTGATACTAAAGAAAACCAAAAAAATCTATATGACGGCAGAATACATGTTGGATTACCAAAAATATTTTTTAATTATGGCGGAGATTAGATAATATTTTGAAGTGACAAAACCCTAAAAACTTATATAATGCCCAAACTATGCTACAAAAGATAGGATTTCAACCAGGGATTAATAAACAAGTATCGGAGACTACGGCAGAAGGACAGTGGGTAGACTGTGATAATGTTAGATTTCGTTATGGATCACCAGAAAAAATAGGTGGTTGGAATCAATTAGGCAGCTCAAATCAAAATGAACTTACTGGAGCAGGTAGAGGACTTCATCATTTTATTAATAGTCTATCTAGAAAATATGCGATCATAGGAACTAATAGAATTTTATATGCTTTTTCTGGAGGTGTTTTTTATGACATACACCCTATTGAAACAACTACCACTCTTACAAGTGCATTTACCACGACTAACGGATCAGCAACCGTTACGATAACATTTAGCAGCTCACATGGAATGACTCCTGGTGATATTATGTTAATGGATAATTTTACAACTATAACTAACTCTGATTTTGGCGCATCGGATTTTGATGATAAAAAATTTATGGTGGTTACAACACCAACAAATACAACTTTAACAATTACAATGCCTTCTAATGAATCTGGTTCTGGTGCCACAACATCAGGCGGTATTAGAATTCAAAAATACTACACTGTTGGACCTGCTGTTCAAGCAAAAGGTTTTGGTTGGGGATTAGGATCTTGGGGTGGAGAAGATGGTTCTGCTGTTACTACGACTTTAAATGGAGGTATAAACTCATCGGTTACAAGCATTACATTAACAGACGCATCACAGTTTCCAAGCTCTGGAACTAATTTTATAATTATAGGAAGTGAAGAAATGTCTTACACAGGTGTAAGTAGCAATACTTTAACAGGCGTAACAAGGGGTGTTGCTGGAACGTCTGCTGCGTCTCACTCAGATGGAGCAACAGTTACCAACTCAACAGATTATGTTGCATGGGGTGAAGCTGCATCAGGAGACTTGGTCCTTGAACCAGGCATGTGGTCGTTAGATAATTTTGGAGATAAGGCCATATGTTTGATTCATGATGGTCCTGTTTTTTCTTGGGATTCTAGTTTATCAAATGCAACATCTACAAGAGCATCTATTATAACAGGCGCGCCCACTGCATCAAGACACATGTTAGTATCTACGCCGGATAGGCACTTAGTATTTTTTGGAACCGAAACAACTATTGGAACACCATCAACACAGGATGATATGTTTATAAGATTCTCGGATCAAGAAGATATAAATACTTATACACCAACAGCAACCAATACTGCTGGCACTCAAAGACTAGCTGATGGGTCACAGATTAGAGGTGCTATTAGAGGTAGAGATGCAATTCTTGTTTGGACTGACACGGCATTATTTACACAACGTTTTGTTGGTCAACCATTTACATTTGCCTTTTCACAAGTTGGAACACATTGTGGACTCGTTGGACAAAACGCTTGTGTTGAAGTTGATGGTGCTGCATATTGGATGTCCGAAAATGGTTTCTTTAGATACGCTGGTAAATTAGAATCCTTACCTTGTTTGGTAGAGGATCACGTATACAATGATATAAATTTAGAGTCTGGCAATCAAATGGTATCAGCTGGACTAAACAATCTTTTTGGTGAGGTCATATGGTTTTATCCAACTTCCTCATCTTCTGTAGTAAACAGAATGGTTGCATATAATTATTTTGACTCTTCACCACAAAGACCTGTTTGGACAAACGGAACTTTAGCTAGAACAATGTGGGAGGACTCTGCAGTATTTGGAACACCACACGCATTAGAATATGATGCTGACACAGACACTTCTTTTGATGTGGTTGGAAACACTGAAGGCAGAACATCATACTATGAACATGAAACAGGGACAGATCAAAATAGAAATGGAACTATAACTGCAATCACTGCAAATATATCCTCTGGAGATTTTGATATAAGTCAAAGAAGAGGTCTTACAGGACAATCAACAGGTATTGCTGATCTTAGAGGAGATGGTGAATTTTTAATGAAGATAAGAAGATTTATACCTGATTTTATATCACAAACTGGTAATACTAGAGTTACATTAGAACTTAGAAATTTTCCTAACGGTACCCAAGCTAGTTCATCGTTAGGACCTTTTGATATAGACTCTAGCACTCAAAAAGTAGATACACGTGCAAGAGCAAGAGCTATTGCGTTAAAAATAGAAAATACAGGATCTTCTCAAAGTTGGAAGTTAGGAACTTTTAGATTAGATATACAACCAGACGGAAGAAGATAATGGCAAAGATAGTGCAAGTATTAACAAGACCTAGTAGTGAATATGATTTAGGAACTGCAGAAGCACAAGTTAGAGATCTTGATGCGATTGTAGAAAAATTAAACACAACGTTTCAAGAAGAATTAAAAGATGAGGTAGAAGCATTTAACTTCTTTATAAATTAATGGCAAATAGTTTTATAAATAAAAAAGCAGATTTAACCACAACAGATTTAACTACGCTGTATACAGTTCCTAGTTTTAAGTCAGCGGTCATTAAATCATTGTTAGTGTCTGAAGATGCTGGATCTGGTGCTAATATAACTGTTACTTTAGTAGACGCTAGTTCTAATATATTTAGTTTGTTTAAAACAAAAGCTATTGCATCAAATGCAACTACAGAGCTTTTGACTCAACCTCTTGTAATGGAGGAAAGTGAGGTGCTTAAAGTACAAGCAAGTGACGCGAATGAGCTGCACGTCATAGCTTCTATATTAGAAATACAGCCAAGAGAGGTAACAACATAATGATAAATTTAAAACCACAAAGAATAATAGAGGAAATTAAAAACAAGAAAACAGGTGAAAAATACATGACTGAGGAAGAGTGGAAGTCTAAAGGTGTGCCAGAAGAAGACATTCAAAGAGATGTTACAGTGGTAATGCCTAGCCTTGATTTTTTAAGTAAAACAAAATAAACTGATACGATGGCAATAACTAGAACTCAAATAGCAAAACAATTATTAGCAAATGGTGGACGTATAGGGTTTGCAAATGGAGCACAATTTGAGGCTGCTAGAAGAGGAGAGTCTATTTCACCTGGCACAAAAAGCGATGAAAAGGCTAGTGCAGACAGAGTAGCAGCTGCAACTAATATTGAAAGTATGCAAGATGCTTTTGGAACAAAGGATAGTGTAACTAAAGAACAACAAGAAGCTAGAGATAGATTAAG